TAGGTTGTGTGTTCTAAGAGACTTCCCAACCGCTTGATTAAGAAGTCTTTTAGAGCATACAACACCGCTGGCCAGTTTGTACTTTTTATACTGCTTGACCGCAAAGCAATCCGGCTTTCGTTTTTCCAAGCCCACAAACATATAGTCCACGGCGTTCATAAAATCCTCGTCATCCTCCTTGACCTCCATCCCGGAAATCATGTCAACCAATGTGTTCATGTTCCGATCCTCGGCGGGGCCCTCGAAAATGATATAGGCGATGAGGGCGCAGTAAAGCAGGGTTTCCGATTTTGTCCAGAATGGATCGCCTTCCTTGCCCTCGCCTTTAGTGTTGGAAATGAGAGCGTCCACAAATTTAAGGATGTCGGCTTCGTTGCGGATGTACGCCAGCGGGTTATAGTGCATGGATTTTGTGAAATCAATGGAATTGAACACCTTGATCCGATACCCACGCTTTTGCAGGAAGTGGCCCGCCTGCCCGAGAACGCCTCCTTTGGGATCGACACACACATAGCTGCATCCGCCGTTTTTGTCTGCGCTGGCCTGCAAAATCTGCGGGGTAAGCCAGAACCGGGTTTTGCCGGAGCCGGACGAACCGATCACACAGGCATTGAGGTTGCGGGCGTTGGCCGGATTTTTCGGCCGGGTATTCATGGTAAGGAACTCCGTCCCGGTCAGAATGATGTTGTTTTCAAACTTTGGATCTACGAAAGGGGCTATATCTTTCGGACAGCCCCAACGGGCTGATCCATACTCCTCATCCCGCCGAAATTTTTTGGCGTTTTTGCTTTTCACATAGACCATCACCCGGAACGCCACAGCCCCTACAATGCCAACGAGCCAGTCAAAGGGAGCAAGCCCCGGGGCAAAGTCGGCAAAGGCCGGGCCAATGGTCTGGCCCAGCCCCATGAGCTTATGAGCAAAATCCGCACCCGCCGCCAGACGGTAGGCCGTCCCCAGCTTGAGAAAGGCCCACAGGACAAACAGATACGGGATGTTGGGAATAAGGTATTTTTTGATGCTATCGTTCTTCACGAACCACCTCCTTTGTCCGTTCCTGTGTTTTGAGCGGTTCCTTTACAAGCTGTTCCGCCGCTTTTTTGAGCTGTTCCCGGATGGGGATGCGGCTGGATTTTGACTGTTCCAGAAGCCTGCGGGAATACCGCTCAAAACAGGCGGTAATTGCATCCGCCTGTCCTGCCTTGAAAAACAGCAGGTATTTGTCCGGCCCGGTTTTGTAAAAGGCATAGTCCACATGAAAACGGCGGGCCATACGGTCAAAGAGCTTCGGGGCCTCCACCTCGATGCTGTTCACATTTTCGCCGTGGGCCATGAGCTTTTTCACGCTCTGCCTGCCGTGGGGCCTTTGGGCTTTCTTATGCCGTTTGGCGATCTGGCGGCCCGCCGCCCGGAGCACATAGGCCAGCCCCCGGGCTGTCAGCTTGCTGGCCCGGACAGAAATCGCTATGGAGCTCCGGGAAATTTCTTCATCAATCAGTTACACCGCCTCCTTTCGCCTTGGGACAAATTGTCTCGAAGTCCCCGTTACCGTTCCTCGTGGTGTTTTTCAGCCAGCCGCTGGAACCCCTCCTTTGAGGAACCGTCAATAATTTCTTGATAAGCGGCCATCTGCTCCCGGATTGAAAGCTGGGGGTAAGCAAAAACCCTGTGTTCAGCGGGGATGTCCTGGGGGCCGTGGTAGACCTCCCGGAAATCGTCACTCACCTTCGTCACATAGCCGCCCGGTGCAAAGTGTCCGTTTTCGTTAATGGAAATGTCCCGCCCGTATGCTTCAAAGTCAAAGTAGGGTTTTATATTGTCCGGCACTTCGAGACTTTCCATATCCTCCACATAAAGGCGGCCCAGCATTTCCTCATTGTCCACGCCGGGATGAAAGTCGTAGCAGTCCAGATTTTGCGTAAGGTTGATCAAGTCCTGCACCGAGCCACAATGCTGGCCGCTGTCCATAACCGCCTCCAGCGTTTCCCGTTCTGATGGGGAGAGCTCCTTCAGCAGATGGGCCAGATGGTTGAGCTCGTCAATGTTTTCATACTCGCCCAGATAGTCATAAAGGCCGAGAATGTCGCTGTCAAAGGAGATAATAAAGTATTCCTGGCAGCGCACCCCGTCCACGCCGATCCGCTTTAAGAGGGACTGCACCTCCTCCGTGTTGGTAGGGAAATGCAGCGTTTCCCCCACCAGATGCCCCGCACTGTAAAGGGCAGGATTTGAAATGAAAGCCTCAAAAACAGACTCCATCAGCGTTTGCCCTGTCCCTTGACGGTCAGGATGCCCTCAAGGGTGGTGGCGGTAATTCCCAGCCGCTGGGCCACGGCAATATCATTTTTCATGGCCTCGGTCATGGTGTGGCCGCAGACCACCAGCACATGGGAGCGGCGGAGCAGGTCACGGCCCATGTCGATGCCGCTTTTATGCTCCTCGGGTACTGCGTCATTGAGAAACAGGGGCAGATAAAGGGGCGGGCAGATCGGGGAAAAGCCTGCCTCATAAACCGCCCGGCAGTAGCGGGCGGCCTGTTCTGCGTTTTCACTGTCGCCGCTCAACCATGCGGCGGTAATGTATGCAAGGGGACGCTTCATAGTCAATACCTCCGATATTTTAATAAGTAAGTTCAGCCCAATCCCCCCGCGCTTTCCCAATCATGGGAAAGGGGGCGGCTCTGGAGGATATACCCCCGCCGCTTGCCGGGGAAATAGCACAGCCGGGGCAGACCGTCAAGGGCAGGCCGCCGTAAAACGGCGGTGCGATGCACCCTTGACAGCCCGCTCCCAGCTGTACGAAAAAACAGGCGGCGACGGGGGATATATACCACCAGAGCCATGATACGGAGGGCAGGGCCCTCGGGACAAAATGTCTCGAAGTGGTTACTTGTCCTGCTCCATCTTTTTCGGAGCCTTCGCCAGTTCGGGCGGCTGTTTCTCTTTCCACTCGTCCAGCAAAGTCATGATCTGCTCCTTCATTTTGGCGGGAGTAGCCTCCTTGCCAAAATACTTTTCCAGTTCAGCGGTAGAAATAATCACGCCTCGATCCTCCTTTTTCTTTTCTGATAAGATGCCGTCAATGACATCACCGTTGAGTTTCCCGTCCTTGTCCAGCTCCCGGAGCTTTTTCGCCTGGGCCAGAGAGGGGGACGCCTGTTCTCCGTCAATGGAAACAGCGATCAGCCGCTGGTTTTTGGGGCGGATATAGGAAATCTCCACAGCGGGCATAAAGCCCATTTTTTTATCGTCCACCTTGTCCAGCAGTTCCGGCACAAGGGAGTTCAGCCGCAGATAACGCATGACCTTTTTATAGTTCATGTCGTGCGCCTCGCCCACAATCTCAACGGAGCGTTTGCCAATATCGCCCTCGGCCACATTTTTCAGCCGCCCGCCCTGGTGCTTGATGTCCTCCACTTCCAGCTCCAACAGGGCGGCCAGTTCGCTGGGGAGCGTCTGATCCCTCTGCTTGTTGCTGTCCTTCATAGCCTGTACCGCCTCGTGGTCAGTCATTTCCCGGACGATAAAGGGCATCTCCTCCAGCCCAGCCAGCTCACAACCATGATGGCGGCGATGGCCAGCCACTATCTCATAACCGTTTCCGTCTTTTTCCGGGCGGGCAAGGCCGGGAACCATTACGCCGTTTGCCTTGATGGACGCTACCGTTTCCTGCATTTTGGCATCGTCCCGCACCTTAAACGGGTGGGGACGGAATGTGTGGAACGGATGCATTTCGGAAAGCTTCAGATAGACCAGCTTTCCTTCCTCCACAGGACGGGGCGGAGCGGCTGGCTCAGGCGGAACCTGTTCCGGGGCCGGGGCCGCATTTTCGGGTGGAGCCTTTTCGGGTTCGGGGGCAGCTTTAACCTCCGCAGCCTTTTTCCCACTTCGGGACAATTTGTCTCGCTTAGTCGGCGTGGCCTCGCCGGGGGCCGCCTTATCCGCCTTGGGTGGGCGGCCCTTGCGGGGCTTCGCCGCCTCCTTGCCAGCAGGCTCCGCTTTTTCCTCTTTTGGGGGACGGCCCCGACGGGCCTTTTTCGGTTTATCATCCCCAGCGGCGGGAGGTTCCTCCTGCGTTTTCTCTTTCGGCTCTTTTGCCGCCTCCTCTTTTTCTACCTCGGCCCGGGCTGTCTGCCGCTTTTCATTCATCAGCTCATTGATTTTGTCAAAGGACACCACCACATCACCGGGCTCGGGCTGGGCAGGCCCCTCCTGCTGGGGTGTGGGAGCGGCAGTTTGTTCGGGAGCCGGAGCCTGGGGCTCGTCAACCGTAACAGGAGCGGGAGCCTCCGGGAGCTTCTCCTCACCGGGGCCTGTGTTCAATTTTTCATCTGCCATTCACTATCCTCCTTTTCGTAAAAGTTGCACAATTTTGCAGGTTAAATTTCTGTAATTATTTTTTTGCCTCCTTCCGGTCTATCCACGCAAAAAAGCCGCCCGATTTGAACGCCGGACGGCTTTTTGTGTAATGTGATAGATCAAATATTATTTTTTGTAGTTCGTAGGCTCCGAAAAGCCTTGTATTTACAGCGTTCCTAATAGGAAACAATCATAAGGAAAATGTTTTCCACCCTGTCACCGCTTCCCTGTGCGATGCCAACGGCAAGCCCCTTGATTGGGAGTTCCGGCATATCACCTCTAAGGAAAACGATGAAATCCGCGAGGATTGCACCAAAGAAATTCCTGTCACTGGCAAGCCTAACCTGTACCGCCCCCATGTGGACGGTAGCAAGTACACTAAGGAACTGCTCATCAAGTCCATTGTCACCCCCGATCTGTACAATGTCGAACTTCAGAACAGCTACGGCGTGAAAAGGCCGGATGATCTGCTGATGGCAATGGTGGACGATCCGGGCGAGTACAACGCTCTGGTTGCCTTTGTCCAGAATCTTCAGGGCTTCAACACCTCTTTCAACGATTTGGTGGATGAAGCAAAAAACTAATTGAAGAGGGTGACTGGGAAGCGAGTTTTGCTTTCTATGCCCTCTTAAAATTGCACATCTTACCATCCCAATTTCTTGAAATGGACGAACGGGAAAAAGCGTTTGTGATCGCGTCCATCAAGATCAAGCAAGAAGATGATGCAAGGCAGAAAAAAGAGCTTGAGAGGAAAGCAAGCCGGAAAGGACGGTGATTAAATGGCTTCTATCAAAACTTCAATCGAACTGTATGACAATTTTTCTGATCCTATGATGGATATTGTCAACGCCGCGAATGCTGGTACTATCGCTATTGAAAACGTACAATCCGCGATGAATGCGGGCGTAGATATGAGCGGTATTAACCGGGCTACGGCGGCAATGCAGTCTTTTGAAAACACGATGCAAGCCATTGAAGCACCCTCTTTTTCCTTTGGAGATTTGGGCACCACCTTACCAGATTTGGGGGGCGCAACTCCAAACATTACAGTCCCGGTGATCCCCGTTGTGGAAAGTCAGCCGCAAATTGACGTTCCCGATGGTATCACCGTACCTGTAACGGCGGAAGTTGTAGAGCAACCCCGAATTGACGTACCCGCTGGGATTGAAGTTCCCGTGAGTGCTGAAATTACGGAACAGCCGCAAATTGACGTTCCCGATGGTATCACCGTACCTGTTGAACTTTCTGGCGTGTCTGAATCTGAAAAACAGATTCAAGATATTTCAACTAGATTGAACAACATTTTGAACTATCAGAACGCAATTAACAACGTGGGTCAAAACCTATTCGTTATGCCGGGGGATTCGGCGGCAGAGATCGCCGGGATCAACCGAGAATTAGGCCAAATGCAGACCGCGCTTGATTACTTGAAAACAAATCCGTTTGATCTTAATTCGTCCGTTGCACAGTTGCAGTTGGGCAGTCTGTCAAGCGCGATTGACAACGTGATTGAGCGGCAGGAGCGGCTTAATGATTTGATGGGCGATGTTCCCTCACAGGTGTATAGCGCAACGCCCACCGTGCAGGATGCCCCACAGGTTGAACCTACGCAAGCCCCGGTAAATGTTCCGTTCAACTGGCAAGCTGACAATATGAACGTGTTTGATAACACGGGCATAGAGCGTTTCCAGCAGGAAATAGAGAGTGCTAACACAATGCTTAACGCATTGAATGACACTCAACAGCGGATCGCAGAAACGGCGGCAAGCGTTGACTTGTTCCCCGCGAATGCGGTTACTGATCTAAGCGGTATGCAAACCCGCTTACAGGCGATTCAAGATCGTATCGTGCAGATTGAGAACAACCCCTTAAACATGGGTACTAACGCCGCTAATTCGGAGTTGGAACAGTTGCGGGGGCGGTTGGATCAAGCTGTACAGGCACAGCAAGCCCTTAATAGTGCCGTTGACAATATGGACGTACAGGCGGCGAATGATGCTTACTTGCGGCTATCACAAACCGTGAGTGGCACAGAACGCTATATCCGTGACAACGTGGACGAACAGGGGCGTTTTAATCAGAAAATCAATGAGGGTACGGCAAACGCCGATAACCTGATGAATACGATTAAGAGTGCCATTGCAACCTATGCCACGGTTCAGACCGTTGGGGTGGTATTTGACCTATCTGATACGCTGACTTCAACAACCGCCCGTTTAAGCATGATGAATGATGGAGTTCAGACAACTTCTGAACTTATTAACATGGTGTATGCGGCGGCGCAGGATGCTAGAGGTTCTTTTGACCAAATGGCTGATGTTGTTGCCCGCTTTGGCAACAACGCAAGAGATGCGTTTGGTAGTTCGGAAGAGGTTGTTGCTTTTGCCGATCTGATTCAGAAACAAATGACCATTGCGGGTGCATCCACGCAAGAAGCCGCAAATGCGGAATTGCAGTTATCACAAGCACTTGGTTCTGGCGTTCTTCGCGGCGATGAGCTGAACAGTATTTTTGAACAAGCCCCCAACTTGATTCAGAACATCGCGGACTATTTGGATGTTCCCATTGGCCAAATTCGTGAAATGGCGGCAGACGGCGAACTTTCTGCTAGTGTTGTCAAGGCGGCTATCTTTTCCGCCGCAGATGATATTAACAGCAAGTTTGAATCCATGCCGCAAACATTCGCGCAAATTTGGACTTCGTTCCAAAACACTGCTTTAATGTCGTTTCAGCCTGTTTTGAACAGATTGAACGAAATTGCGAATAGTGACGCTTTTCAGCAGTTTGTAAATAACGCCATTGGTGGGCTTTCTGCTGTTGCAAGCGTTTCCCTTGAGATTCTTAACTCTTTGGTGAATGTTGCCGATATGGTAGCTAACAACTGGGGTTGGATTTCTCCCATCATTGGCGGCGTAACAGCGGCATTGATGGTTTACTATGGCTGGCAACTTGCAAACAATGCAATTTCGCTTGCTTCCAAAGGAATCAAAATCGCTCTTGCGGTTGCTTCGTATGCCTACGCCGCCGCTACTGGCGCAGAGGTGACGGCCACAGCCGCCGCCACAGCCGCGCAATATAGCTTAAATACGGCGTTCCTTGCTTCCCCGGTAATGTGGGTAGTTATGGGTATCATCGCCCTTATAGCCGTGCTTTTGGCGGTTACAAACGCAATCGCACAGGTAACGGGCGTTACACAGTCCGGCGTTGGTATTATCACGGGTGTTATCGCCGTAGGCGGTGCGTTCATCCTGAATACCATTATTTCCCTGATAAACAGCGTTATCACGCTGGGCGTGAGTTTTTGGAATATGCTTGCCAATTTTGCGGCGGCTTTCGGCCTGATCTTCAATGATCCCATCGCCGCGATTGAAGTTATGTTCCTATCGCTGTTTAACTTCATCGTATCTATCGTATCTTCGGCGGCGGGCATTCTTGATACTATCTTTGGTTCTGATCTGCAAAGCGCAGTTCAAGGATTTCAAGATAAGATTCAAACCCAAATCAACACCACTGTTGAGAACGCTGGGGGCAACAAGCCGAAAACGCTTGATCCGTCTGATTACACTATGGATCGCATTTCCTATGGGGATGCGTTCAGCATGGGTGCAGATTTTGGAGATGGCGTTGTCGGTGGAATTTCCGACTTTTTCAACAAAACTTTCAACATGGATTCCGTTGCACCCTCTGTTGATCTTAGCGATTACACAGCGGGCATTGGTGACGGTGTGAAAGATATAGCCGGAAACACCGGGGCAATTGAAAATTCTCTGAATGTTTCAGAAGATGAATTGAAGTATTTGAGAGATATTGCCGAACAGGAAGTAATAAACCGCTTTACGACTGCTGAAATCACCATCAATCAGAGCAACGAAAACCATATTACGAATGGTATGGATTTGGACGGTGTTATTTCCGCTCTTTGCGATGGCGTATCTGAAGCGATTGAGGTAGCCGCCGAGGGAATCCACGAATAACAACCATCGTTACATCTTTTTTACGAGGGCTGTTGCACAGGCTTTCTTCCTTGTGCAACAGCCCCCTATTTTAATAAACTTTAACCGAAAGAGGGATTTTACACGATGATTAAAGCAATGCAGGCGGCACAGAAAGCCGCACGAAAGGCCATAGAAAGCACCTATACAGGCGTTATGACGGTATCAGAGCGGCAATCTGTCAAAGACCCTAACACCCACATTACCAGTACAAAAGAAGTCGTTGTTTTGGAGAACCAGCCTTGCAAGCTATCTTTTGAAACCATCGCCGCCACAGTCCAGACCGACACGGCAGCGGCACTCTCGCAGGGCGTTAAAGTGTTCCTGTCGCCGAATGTTTCCATCAAAGCCGGATCAAAGTTGACGGTAACACAAAACGGTGTTACCACAGCTTACAAATCAAGCGGCGTTCCTGCTGTATACCCCACCCATCAAGAAATCATCCTCACACTGTTTGAGCGGTGGGCTTGACCTCTTGAAAAAAACGCACTTTTGAAAGTTAATTTTCAAAAGTGCGTTTTTAGTATATGATGTCATCATCTAAGCTAAGATAGCCTAACTCATACACATCTTTCTTTTTCTGCAAACAATCCCGGATGATCTCAACAGCGTTTTCCGGGGGATTCGGATAACTTGGGAAAGTATCACCAAATGCGCGATAATAGCTTTTCATAGCCCTTATAAGCCCATCATCTTGCACACAGTCGGGATGATTCATATATTCTTCAAACTCTTTGCGTACATCTTCCGGGGCATCATCCGTCAAATGCCAGTTATCCGGCTCATTCACAAAATACGGGCTTGTGTAAAAACTAGGCATCGGCATCATTTTATATTGCCCTCTTGACGATCTTTGAAGAAGTCCGCCCATTCGGGGTTTTCTTTATCAAAAATCTGTTTCTGTTCCGGGGTTAGGGCTTTGGGGTAGTCAGCGAACATATTGAACACGGTCTTTTTGTCGAAACTAAAAAGCCATTCGCCCACACCGTCCGGCGTGTCTTTCCACCAAATAACGTCCGTAGGATTGTTTTTATACCAGTTATCGAACACCCTAGCCCATGTTTCTTTTACAAGCGTTCCATCCGCTTTACACTCACGGATAACAATGCTTGTTTCCTTGCCCTCATCAACTTCATTGTTTTCGGCATCTAAAAAATGAAATTCAGCGTAATCACCGCCAAAAGGGGGTTTACCGTCAATGCGTTTCATGGAAATCACCTTTTTGTTTTATTTTATCACCCGTCTTGCTTGTTGACAATGGGTGCAGTATAATAAGTTCAAGGTAATTCAAAATAAAATTGAACTATTTGAACAGTACAGCCGCCTATATGGTTTCCGGCTTATCACTACGAAGAATCACGTTATACAAGCCGGATTCATTGATAACCGTGGTTGACTGTTTGCGCCCCATACTGTCGGTGAGGTAAGTTCGGCTGACCCCCTTTTCATCAAGACGTTGTGCGGTAGTGTCGTTTGGGTGCGGTGACAATGCCACCCACTTGCCACCATCCCACGGTATACGCAT